TGCCGAGGCAGAAGCTGCGGAAACCTTCGTGACGCTTGATTCGGCCGAGGTGGTCGCAACGGCATTGCCGGAGCACGACAGGATGTTCGTCAGAGAGACGCCAGCAGCAGTGACGCCGCTCGTGGACGCTGAGCCGGATTGAACGCTGGTCTTGTCGAGTGCGGACGACGCCGTAGCCACGGCGCTGACGGCGCAAGCAATCGTCCAGTCGCAGTTCGCGGTTGCGTACGCTGAAGCTGAAGTCGACGCTGCGCCAGACTGAGTGCTCGTCTTTGCCAGAGCTGGCGAAACGCTGACCGCCGTGCTTGCGGATGCGCCAAGCGGGCTGGCTTTCGTCAGCGCAGGAGAAGACGAGACGGCGGTGCTGACCGACGTAGCAAGAGCATCAGTCTTCGACAGTGATGAAGACGACGTGACGGCGGTGCTGACCGACGTAGCCTGGCTTGACGTTTTGGAGAGAGCGCCAGCGCTTGTCGCGGATACGGACGCAGCCGAAGCGAGCTGGAAGGCAATGCCTGCCGATCCAGTAGATGTGACCGCCGTGCTGACCGAGGCGGCAACCTTGTAGCCAATGATGACGTTGGAGAACGTTGAGGCGTATGCGTTAGCCCCGACGTTCAAGACCTTCGTCAGCGATGCAGATGCTGTCGGGCTTGCGGCCCCAGTGATTGCGCCAGCAAGCTGGTCCGTCTTTGACACGGACGCAGCAACACTCGCTGCCGTACTGATGGAGGCAGCGAGTTGCTGAAGGTCACCAGACTTGGCGTTGAGTACAAGCTGATTGACCAGTGACGCATTGAGCTGCATCCACCAGCCCCTTGATTACGCGAACGTGATCGACAGGGAGGCGGCAGGGAACGTCACCGTGTCCGACTGGTTGATGGTCTTGCTGATGGTCAGGGCGCCCCAGAACAGCAGGTTGCCGCCAGAGGATGCGTCGTAGATGCCGAAGTGGGTCACCGTGCCCCAGGTCGCCGTAGGCGTCGGGAAGGTGATGGCAGCGTTGTTGCTGGTCTGACCGCCAGTGCCGCTTGAAGCGACGGTGGAGGCGGCAGCTTGAGTGCCCGCCCAGTTGGCCAGCGAAGAGGTGACGGCCACACGGGCGTACGAGCCGCCAGTGACCTCAGTGCCACCGCCGGAATCGGACGGGGCTGCGGTCAGCAGAGCCACGTACAGGGTCGTGGTGGTGGGGGCAGTTTGACCACGGAAGAGCTGGTCGACCAGCTTGTTTTCCAGGTAATCGGACATTGCAGACATGCTTCACTCCTTTAAGCGAATTGGGAACGGACGTTGAACTTCAGAACTTCGTAGACGGTCTGGATTTGACCGTCGAAGTCGATCTCGACTTCACCCTCGTAGGGGCCTGGCTCAACGTCGAGGACGCCACTTGCGAAGTTGAATCGCACTTGGCCGCCAGTGCCACCGCTCACCTTTTCACAGATGATCGTTGACAGGATCGTGTCGCTGCCCGAGGCCCGAAAGCGCACGCGCACGACGACGTTTGAGTCCGACAGGTTGATTGCAAAACCTGTCGATGGATCTGTCAGAGACAGCTTGATGTAAGGCAGGTTGTCACCCTGCACCAGATTGATCTTGGCCATTAAATCTTCCTCATCTTCACGCTCAGGTTCGAGCGCACATGGCCGTGAGTGGCTCTCTGGCGGGCAACGTTGATCGCCTGCTCGAACAGCCCCTTGTTGACGGCAGCCATCTCGGGGTTGGTGTAAGCCTTGCCAACACTGGCTTGCAGCCGGTAGATGGCGCCATGAGCGATGGCTTCGGCGTAGTCCTCAAAGACCTCATCCTCGATCGAAGTCGAGGCCCTGGTCGGCTTGAGCGCCACGCGCATCGTCAGGCCGTTCTTGTACTGCTTGTCGGGCACGGGCCAGATCGAGATCGAGCGAGCGTCCTTTTGGAGGAAGGCGCTTGGCGTGCTGGCCTGCGACTGGTACGAGCTGAACAGCCGGTTGTAGACGGATGCGTCTTTGATCACATCGGGGGCAAGTGGGTCGATCTGGTTGTTCTCCAGCCAGGCCTTCTGCACCTTCACGACCAGGTAGCCAGTGGGCGGCTCAAGGTCGTAGTCGACGATCCCGGAAACGATGGTCAGCGGATCATGGTCACGGGTGAGGATCAGGCTCTTCTCGCAGAACTCGATGCAGGCGTTCCTGATGGCCTGCACGACAACAGGCTCTGGGGCGCCAATGACCTCCGTCATGACGTATGGGAAGAAGTCTTCGTAGGACGCCATCACACGCCTCCAATCTGCTGGGCCGGTGTATGCGGCTGGTCACCCTTGCGGTTCATGGCTGGAGCAAACGCGTTGTCCGCCATCGTCTTGTCGCCAAGCATGCCGTTGAAGAGGGACAGGTAGCTGGCCGCCAGCTCGGCATTACCGGCGAACTCCATGTCGCGGGCGTACGCCTTGTAGAGCACGAAGACAACGACATGCTCCATGAACTGGTCACGCAAGCCGATCGAGGAGTTGCTCTCGGCCAGCGTGCTGTGCTTGAGCGTCACCTTCGCTTTGAGCGTGGCAGAGGTGGTTGCTGCCGGTGGGTAGACCTGGAACTCTCGCGGCGTGCGAGGGTCGTACATGTAGTGCTTGGTCGCGTCGCTGGCTGTACCGCTGCGCCAGTTGGGACTGAACGCATCCATGACGGACTGCTCGATGAGCGTGACCGCACGACCATCACCATTGGCGGTGACGTCAATCAGCTTCTCGTGTGCATCTGAGAGGGTCTGCTGAGCGCCAACCACCAGGCTGATGGTGGTGGTGGATGTGTTCGCGTCAGGGCGCTTGACCAGGATCAGGCGAACGGCGTCGTCGACGTACCGCTTCAGGTCAGGGTCTGACCAGCGGTATGCGGAGCTGTCCGAGTCGTTGAGGACAGGGCGAACGCGATTGATGACGTCGGCAACGATCATGAGGCACCTGATGTTTGCTTGGGCTTAACGAAGCCCTTCTTGACCTGTCTGCGAAACGCCGCTTTTGCATCCTCGATCGAGGGTTCTGGCACCTCCGCGCTGGTGTTCTCAAGATTCTCACTGGGGTTCTCTTGCTCAGTGGAGGCAGGCGCAGGGGTGTATTCCTGCATATCAGGACGAGTGGCCAGATTCTCGGTCCAGACGTAGATGTGGCCGGTGGTGGTTTGCTTCAGGTATCGCATGTGAGTCTCAAATGAAAAAAGCCGGGGGAGGTTGCCCCCACCCCGGCTTTGGCTGATGCCCTACCGAAGAATTACTTCTTCACGTAGGCGGCCACCAGAGCTTCAGGCTTGGTCACCTTGTAGCCGTACACGTTCAGGCCGCGCATGATGTTGCCGAACGTCGACTGAGCACGCAGGCTCTCAACGTTGGTGATCTGCGAGGCGAACGAGATGGCGTCGCGGGTGCCAGCCATGATGTTCCAGGCCTTGGCGTCGACGTTGGCACCAGTGCCACCAGCAGCAGCGTCCGCGCCCAGGTCGGTGACGCTGGACAGGTTGTTGCTCAGGTACACGGTGAAGCGGTCGATCATGCCGATCTTGCCGTTGCGCAGCGGGGTCACGCTGTCACCGGTCAAGTAGGCTTGCTTCAGGTCAGAACGCTTGATCAGCGCACCCATCCAAGCGGGCAGGACAGCCCAACGGCCTTCTTCGGGCACGTTCTGCTCGTCCAGCACCTGGCCCATGTCCAACAGGATGTCGAGCACGGTGTCCTTGGTGGCCTGGCGGGGAGCGCCGGTAGCGCCAAGGTTGATGTCGCCAGAGATGGCGCCAGCGGTGGCACCCTTGTTGGCGGCAGCGGCGTCGGCGTACACGTTGCCCAGCACGTCGCCGTCGATGGCGATCTTCATCTGCTGACTTGCGTCGTTGGTGAAGATGTCCATCAGCTTGACGTCGGCCTGCACTTCATCCACGTCGTCCAGGACCACGGCAAAGTACTTGCCCTTGTCGATGGTCAGCTCCAACGGGGTGCTGGTGGGCACTTCGTTGGTCAGGTTCTGGCCCTTGGTGTACGAGCGGATGGTGATGGTCGGGATCGTGCGGATGTGGACCTTGTCGCCCTGACCCTTGATCTCGCCTTCCCAGTCGTTGTTCGTGATCTCGCCCAGCACGGTGGACTTGTAGAACTTGACCTGGAGTTTGCCAGACCATACCTCGGGGATAAAGCCGGCTGCGGTTTTGTAGTCGCCTACGTTGCTGGAGCCGTAGTAGTTGCTGGAAGCTGCAACAGTCATGATTTCACCTCAATTGCTTGGGCTGCTTACCGCACTCGTTGTTCGCGGATCGCAGCCTGGATTTCTGCATCAATGGCAGACGCCTGCTCTTCGGTGTATTCGCCGCGACGATCTGCTGCGTAGAACGCTGCGATCTCCGCCCGAGTCCAGAGCTTTTTGCCCTTGGGCACCTCTGGCGTACGGGTAGCCTCAGGGGCTACTTGCGACTCCAACGAAGTCTGGCTTTCTGCCGACTTGTCTTGCTGAACCTTCTTGAACGCCTTGAAGAATCTGGCAACGCGATCCGCGTCGCGCTTCTCTTCGGCCTGCTGCAAGATGTCTTGGCGCTGCATGCCGGTCAGGTCATCGACCTCACCAAGCCAGGTGTGGAACTCGGGGTCATCATTGATGACGCGCCAGTCGGGTACTGCATTGCCCAGGCGGTCGTAGAAGCTGACTTCCACATTTGCCGTGGCCGTGCCACTCAACTGTTCGAGTTGCCGCTTGAGCTGTGCGATCTCGCTGTCCTTGCCTTGCACCTCTTCACGAGCTGCGCGGCGGATCAGGTCGACGAGTGGTTCGCCAAACTCAGACACCTCTTCGGGCGTGACCAGCTTCTCCTGGGGAGTAGCGATCTTCGCCTTCAACGCCTCCACTTCTTCGGTCAGGCTATTCAACTTGCTATCACGCTCTTTGATCGCAGCATGCAGTCGCGGAACTTCGGCGTTGTACTTGCCGGACAGCGTCTTGAACCGTGCTTCCCACTTGTCGTCTCCCTCGGCCGGAGGGGTGGAAGTGGCAGCGGCGGGTGCCGGTGCTGTCTGTTCGCTCGGAGTAGCCGTGGGGGCCGACTCCTGATTGGGCTCAACGGGTGGCGCCCCGTCGGCTTGTGTCTGCTGCGGCTGGCGAGCCTGTTGCAGTCGTTGAAGAGCTTCGTCTGCCTTTCTTTCCGCCTCAAGGACGGCGCGTGGGAGGTTCAATTCATACTCCTTGAGCCTTCACTTCGCTTTCAGGGCCGTCGTCGCGGTCACCATCCTGCTTCGTTCCGGTGTTCTCGGTGCCAGCACAATCCGCTGCTGGTCCTGCGGTTTGCCCCGACGGGGCGAATTCACTTCTTCTTGTGGAGCGTGTCCCGCGCCGAACGTTTCTTCGTCAGAAACTCGTCAAGCACCTGGGATGCCCCCTGATTCCACCTGGTCTGCACTTCATCCCTGGTGAGATCAGTCTCGCCTCGGATCGTGCGAAGCGACTCATCCAGCCACTTACACACTTCCTCAAAGTCGTTGTTGCCGTCCAAGGACGCCAACGCTGCGAGAACTCTATCTGGTGTTCTGGACAGCACGAGTACTTTTATTTCTTGAAGTCTTGCTTGCTGCGAACTCCGGGGCCGTGTGTACCGACCGGGGTGTTGGGAGCGGGGGCGGGCTTGGGACCCTGATCTTTGACTTGCTTGCTCATGGTTGACCTCAGCATTTCTTGGCGACCTTGCCGCCGTTCTTGAGTTTCATCGGCTCGCGCTTCTCCGCGGCGGCGTACTGCTTCGGAGTGACCTTGCCGGACTTGATGGCTTTGGCCTCGGCCAGTTCTTCCTTGGTCGATTCCTTGCCTTTGAAGAGTTTCTTGGTTGCCATGTCGGCTCCTTACTGGAATTGGGGTTGAACCTCGTTCGTGGCGAGTGTCGCTGGTGTCTGGGCGTCGTTCGCAATCTCAGAGCGAAGCGCCGCAATCTGCTGGCGCAGGGCCGCGGCACGCTGCACAAGCG